GAACGTAGACCCATTACACGGTAACTTGTTCCTGGATTATACTGAGGACAAAAAAATTAAATATCGTGAACAAAAAGAGTTTGGTTCCTGGTTGCTTGAGTTTGGAGAAAACGACGATCTAGGATTACTTGACGGGTGTGTGCCTCAAGCTCTGTTTAAAAGATTTGCACAAAGCTGCTGGAGCGAACTGTGCGAAATATACGGTATACCGCCTCGCGTTATGAAAACCAATACACAAGACCGATTGATGGTAAGTCGCGCTGAAAAAATGATGAAGGACATGGGTGCGGCCGCTTGGTTTATCATAGATGATTCCGAATCTTTTGAATTCGCAAAAGGCGTTGACACCAACGGCGACGTCTACAAAAACTTAATGGCCATTTGCAACAATGAGATGTCTATGGGAATTAATGGTGTGGTTATTGGCCAAGACACTAAAAACGGGTCTAATTCCAAGGAAAAAACATCACTTGAGATAAAGGAAGATCTTGTTGAAAGCGATTTAACACTACTTGAACAATATTGGAACACAACGGTTATTCCGGCACTTAAAAATATAGGAATACTTTCAAAAGATGTTGTTTATAGTTATGATGCTACAGAAGACCTTGAGTCTTTGTGGAAAATGGTTGTAGAAGCTTTGCCGCATTATGAAGTAGACCCGGAATGGGTTAAATCTAAGTTTGGCATTGAAATAACCGGAACTAAACAAGCTACAGCAACACCAGGAAACCTTTCCCTTAATCTTCCTGAAGGTTTTTTCGTTTAGGCCCCAAAGCATATTTTGGGGCGTTCCACAAAAGGTTGTCATATTTATATGACTGCGAGTGTGGGGACTGTAAAGCTACAAAAAGCGTGCTTACTCTTAGTTTTGAATCAAAACTAACAAAGCTTTTAAAACGTGTTGAAACAGCATTTAAAAAGCTTCATGACACAGGCTCTTACAAGCCACAGGATATAGCTGAAACAAAAGAGTATTGGGACTTAATTGATGAGACCGCAGCAACTCTTAATGGTGCTATAGTAGACAATGACATGCCTAGCGACATGCTTCAAAGCTTAAAAGAAGACGTGTTTGTTTTTTCTGGACTAAAAACGCATGCACAGCTTTATGAAGCCTCAAGAATGTTACTTGAAGATGACGGCACTGTCAAATCATTTAGTAAGTTTTCTAATGATATTAAAGATTTAAAAACAAACTACAATGAAAACTACCTTGAGGCAGAATACAACTTTGCTATTAGCTCCGCTCAAATGGCAGGTAAATGGGCTGACGTAGACAGTAATTATGACCTACAGTACAGAACTGCTAATGATGACAAAGTAAGAGAATCGCACAAGCCTTTACACAACATAACACTTCCTGTAGACGATCCTTTTTGGATTCATTACTATCCTCCTAATGGCTGGAGATGCAGGTGTAATGCTATACAGGTACGCAAAGGAAAGTATGACACCTCAGATAGTGGTGCCGCAATAAAAGCCGGAAAAACAGCGACAACACAATTAGCTAAGGACGGCAAGAACAAACTGGAGATATTCAGGTTTAACCCAGGATTGCAAAAAGTTGTTTTTCCGCCACACCATCCTTATAGTAAAGTGAAAGGTGCGGATGTTGTTAAACAGACTATTTATGATAACAAAGAGGACGAAGATTACAAGCTATTAAATGAAAATGACAGATTTCAAATTGAAAAAGAAAGAACAATTGAAAGAGAGATTCATAAAATATATAGCAAGTTAACAATAGATGAAACTAACTCTATTTATATGTACTCAATGCCAGATGGTTACTACGGATATTTAAACAAATACCATAGAACGGGAAAAATAAGTCTTGGCGCTAAAGCTGAAGGGTTTGATAAAAACACCCTAGATGCCATGACAAGAGTTATTAATAGAGGGCTTGATAAAATCCCAGAGAAATATAAAGGTATTGTATATAGGGGTACTTATTTACAACCCGACCAGCTAGAAGCATACGAAAATGCTTTAAACAACAATACAGTTCATATTGAGAAAGCATTTACCAGTACAACTACCAAAAAAGAAAAAGCCTTTAATGGCAATACTAAATATATTATAACTTCTAAGAATGGAGCTTATATTGACGAAATAGCTGCTATACCTGAAGATGAAGTACTATTTAAGGCTGGACAAGGGTTTAAAGTAACAAAAATTGAAAATCAAGATGGAAAAAATGTTATTTATATGGAAGAAATTTAAGACAAGGCCTGTTCTGTTAGAGCACGTTCCTCTTGTCTTGCTACTTTGCCATCAGTCAAATTCAATTGCTCTATCCACTCAAAAGCAATTTTTGCATAATAGCGTACTTTTTGAGCAGAATTCAACCCTTCAGGAGCCGGGTGTGTTTCCTCTATGTTTTTACGCTTATATCTAAATTCTGCAAGGGTCATAAAATGACATTTTTGCAAATATACAAAAAAATGAACATCAAAGAGCTTGAAAATAAAATAACTAGAGATGTGGCCATTGAGTTAGCCGATGAATTTGACAGGAATTTTGAGCGGAAAGCTTTTTTTGACAAAAAGTGGCAACATGCCAAAATATTGAATAGCCGCGGTTCGCTCATGATGAGAACAGGAAGCTTGCGCAAATCTATTCGTTATTCAGTTAAAGAGAACGCTATTTTGTTTTCAAGCTCTTTGCCTTACGCTTCAATACACAATGAAGGAGGAGAGATTATTGTAACCGAAAAAATGAAGCGTTTTTTTTGGGCCATGTACTATAAATCTTCCGGAGCGGTCACCAAAACCAAAAAAGGCACTGTAGGCAATAGCCAAAGGAACCAAAGATTAACCGCTGAGGCCAATTCATGGAAAGGATTGGCACTTATGAAAGTTGGGCAAAAAATAAAAATAGAACAACGTCAATTTGTGGGAGATCATCCGGCACTTGATAGACCTATTGAAAATATCATTAATAATAATATAGCCCTTTTTAGCAACGAACAAGCAAAAACTTTTATGCCATGACAGAGACAGAAATATTAACGGCAATCATTGACAGAATGGCAACCGTGAACGGTTTGAACTACAGCGATGAAGATTGGGGTCAACTAGATGAATATTCCCCAAGCTTTCCTGTTAAATGGCCTTGTGGACTTGCTGACATTGAATCAGTAAACTATAGCGACATTGGAATGGATAAGACTGCGCTACCTATAAACAGACAGGAAGGTAATTATATTATAACTATTTCAATCGCTAATTTAAAGCTTAGCAATACCAGCAAGCGCGCCCCAGAAACACAAAAACAAAATGCCTGGAGCTTGCACAACTTAATTGAAGATGTGCACAAAGTTATACATGGATTTAAACCACATGAAAAATCCGGAAAACTAGTAAGAGTATCTAAGCGACGAATAAAAAGAGACGACGGTGTGCAGCTTTATAAAGTTTCTTATTCAATGGGAGCTCACAACGTTTAAACTTCCTGTTCCAGTTCCTGGAGCATTTTGTTTACAGGCGTGCATAGAATGTTGTAGAGGGTGCTTCGGGATATAGGGTATATAGGATAGATATACTTTCTTAAAACTGTAGTGGTTGCAATGTCCTCGGTCTTGTGCTTGTAGTACAAATCCTTGATTAGTTTGTAACGCTTTAAGGTATTAACACTAGGAGTTTCGGACATATTGCAAATATAAATGTTTTATATTGAAAGTCAATTTTATAAACAAAAAAACAAGCCCCCTTATTTTAAGAGGGCTTGTTTTAAACTAATTAAATTCAATGCTTAAGACAGTCCAGTTAGACACCTCGTCAGGATCATCTTTTAACCACTTAACTTTAACAACGGCATTTTGTTTAATAGAACCACCAAAACTATTAGTGGCGTTAATTGTCTCAGTATACTCAAAAGTATTGTCTCCAAGACTTTCAACAGTTTCATTTTGATGAAACTTCACATCAAGTGGATTTTTTAGATTTTGAATTATAGCTGCTCTCGCAGCTTCTTTTGCGTGTGATTCATTAGGCATGGAAGTTCCACAACTGAAAATCACAAATAAAGCAGATATTAAAATAAATTTATTCATTATAAATCAGATTTATTAAAAGTTAATGTTTATGCTAAAATAAGTAAATGTTTTAAATTACATTTACATCATGAAGCTTAAAAAAATGTATTTCAAAGAGTTAATAAGTGTATTGCTTTATATACTGTTACTTGCCTTAGCGTCTTTCTTAGTTACCTTTGCATGCGCAGGCTTTCAAATTTGATATGCCGTTTTTATGGCATAATCGCATTTATGCCGTTATTAAGTCTTGATTCAGTTTTTTAAACTCAATTTCACGCCAGCGAACCAAAAGAGCCACATACATATTGTGAGCGTCTTTAACGGCATCTGGCAGATACACTTCATTTACTCTTTTGGCTTCATGGTCACAATCGGCAGCTTCACCATCGTAAATTTCCAATCTGTTAATATCTTCTGTTTCATAATCGCCATCAAAGTAATCGTACATAGCTTTTAAGCCTTTGGCTGTTTTGTCTATTGAGGCAATGATGTTTTGCGCTCTCTGGATGCGGGTTTCTTTCTCTGTTGATTCCATTATCAGGTAAATTCAAAATATTCGTTTTCCTTGACTATTGTAGTGGTAAACGGAAAGCTCGATTTTGAAACTTTCTCTATTTGCTGCATCAGGACTTTACTGCCTGTAAAAACAACGTGTTTTGTGTTCTGTTTTTCAATCTGGAGCGTTAAACGCTTGGTTCCGGTGTTAACGGTGCTGTCTTCTATTTTGAAGTCGTGAATGATTATAGGCACGTTTATAATCCTGTCCATCTTGATTTTATCGCCTGTAAAGGCTGTAATTATTGGCTTGATGCCAAAGTCTTTAAAGCTGTTCATTTTGTATTAGTTGTTTAATTAAATGTTTGGTGTTAGCGTGTTTTGCCCAGCCATTATAAGAAGCAATAGAGGCTTCGTTGGGATTCTTCTTTAGCATTCTGGCAAAATTCTTTTTGATTGATTTTCTAAGCATAACGTGTGTATGATAGAATTTATATCCCACAAAATCAATGCCTCTGGAGTGTACCGGAAATACCTGATGGTTTTCCTTCACTTCCAGTTTTAAATGCACTTTTAAATAGTTTTTAATGGTCTTTAAAAGCTCGTGCAAATAAGCTTTGTCTGGTGCCAATATTACAAGGTTGTCAGCATATCTTAAGTAATACTTAACCTGTTGCTGTTCCTTCATCCAATGGTCAAAATATGACAAGTAAAAGTTTGCCAGATATTGACTTAGGTAATTGCCAATGGGCAAACCTGGTGCGCTGTCTATTATCTCGCCAAGCAACCACAGCAGCTCTCTGTCCTTAAACTTTTTATTGAGCAACTGCTTGAGCGTGTCGTGGTCTATAGATGGATAAAACTTTTTAATGTCAAGCTTGAGACAGTAAGTGGTACCAGGAACATCCTTTAAGGCTTTTTTAACCGCCCTTGCACAGGCATGTATACCGCGCTTTTTTATACAGCTGTAAGTGTCTGCTGTAAAGGTTGCCACAAACACAGGTTCCAGAACGTTCATAATGGCGTGGTGCGCAATTCTATCGGGAAAGTAAGGCAAACGGTAAACCAATCGTTCCTTTGGCTCATACACCGTGAAAATATCATAAGCCGAAGTTGTGTAGCTTTTGTTTTCCAGCATGTCCTGAAGAATCATGAAGTTGCCTTCCGGGTTACGGTCAAAAAGCTTGACCCCATACTGCTTGAGTTTGCCCTTTCTGGCCTTTTGGTCGGCCAGTCTTAAATTGTCAAAGCTTGTAATCTTGTGATATAAATTTCCTATTCGTTTCATGCCTTTGCTTTAAAAAGTCGCTTTCCCTTTTGGTACCAACGCCTTTGGTTAAATTGTTGTCTTTTGCCAAGTGGCAAGGTCTGCAATGCCAAGTGTTTTACATAGGTGCGAGCTGCAATTCGAATTCGTGTTCCAGTTATCGTAGTCGTTGTACGAGAAACCGCCACCTGAAGGGGAACTACAACTGAGGCACTGCACCACCCTAATACTCTATTCTATTACAAAGTATTCTTTGTACAGGGCTTCAAACTGTTTGCCCGCATATTTGGCCGCTTCCCTAGTTTTGAAGCAAAGGCGCGAGCCGCAAAGCGAAGCCGCGTACCAGTAATCGCAGTCGTCGGCCGAGAAACCGCCACCCGAAGGGGAACCCATCTCGAACCAAGGATAATACTTGTATTGATCCCAATCGTTCCAGTTAGGCTTCCATGTCTCGCCTTCGTTTTCAAGAGTGTTTATGGCTTGGGTAATAACACATAGCTTGTAATGTGCCAGCATGGGTTTTTGATAGCTTTCCGGCATTGCCGATAAGTTCGGGATGGAGGCATCCATACCAAGAACCTCACAAGCATCTTCAAATGTTTTAATGTCTTCTTTTGTCTTGATTGCTTTTGACATAGTATTATGATTTTAGAGTTAGAAAATCTTTGTAAATGGCTTCAAACTGTTGGCCTGCATACTTTGCCAGCTCTGAAGATTTGAAGCAAAGGCGCGAGCCGCAACGCGAACCCGTGTCCCAGTAAACGAAGACGCAGTACGAGAAACCGCCACCCGAAGGGGAACCCATGTTGAACCAAGGATAATATTTGTATTGGTTCGAATTTGTCCAGTCTGGTTTCCAGCCTTCATTAAGAGCCTTAGCGATAAGCTTTATTTTTACATAGGCCGCTTCATCGGCCGTCATGTCTTCAATGCGCTCTTCAAAGTCATCTGGTTCAATGCCCAAGTGCTCAAGTACATCGTCAAAGCTCTTGATGCGCTCCTTGATGTCTTTTGGTAGTTCCTCAAACGAAACCTTTCCGGTTTCTTTGTCAAAAGACTTAATCTTAAAGCCTTTTGGAATCTCGATTTGTAAGGTGTTTGTACTCATATATCAATTATTTAAGTGGTTTTTGGTTTGTATGTTATAGATCTGCGTTTATTTCATAAAACTCAGCGGTTAGATTATCAATGAGCTCTTCATCAAATCCGCCATCTTCTATTACAATATCTACATGCTGATTTTGTAAGTCCATTTTGTAGCTAATAACATTGGCTTTTGCCAGTATGTGAGCTAAAGTTTCTGCAAGCTTGCTTGCTTTTTGTTGGTGTTGTGCATTCATCTCTTATGTAATTTAAATTGGGTTATTGCTGCGCTATATCTAAA